GTTCCCTCGTAATATTCCTTTTCCGTAAAGATATTTAATTTGGCTTTTCCGAAGCGAACAAGGTCAACCAGCTCCTGATAGCGCTCCTTGGCGTGGTCGGTATCACGTAGATTGCAGCTTGCTTTTTTACGGTTCGTTCTCGTATATCCATCTACGGAGAAATCTATGAACTTGACGGTATCATCTTTTTGGTGAGTTTCCCCGACGCGGAAAACATATATATTTGTCTGAACGCTGGACTTGCCAATGAAAAGGTCCATCGGCATTTTGATGCTTGCAAGCAGCGTGCTGTGTTTCAAAATTCGCTTGTTATATTCCGTTGCCTTGCCGCTGCCTGCGGAGTTTTGGATGATGATGGCGGCGTAGCCTTTGCTCATCATTGAGAGAGCTTTTTCAACGAAAACCATTCCATTGCCCGGTGCGGAATACGGTGGATTCAGAACAAACGCATCAGCTGGGAATTTTTCATCCGTTTTGCCAAAGCCATAGTTGCCGTTAAACTCTTTCAGAGAGTCTTTGTTCAAAATATTAGAACTGCCGTCACCCATCAAAATCATGTTGAGGATGGCAAGCATATACACTTCTGACAGAATCTCGAGTCCAAGAAGCTGATTGGCCTTTATTGCGGCAGATTTACGCGCAAATTCGTCGGGAGATTTAATTTTGTTTTTTGCATCGTTGAGCATTTCGTTCATAGCCGCAACGAGAAGACCTGCAGAGCCAGTTGCAAAATCCCATACATAGGAATCCATATTTACTCTAGCGAGCCTTGCTAAAAGAGTTGCAACATAGGCGGGCGTTAGAACGACATCGTTTAACTTGTCTTGAGAAAAGCCCAGCCAGCTATACATCTCATTGAATAACTTACCGGTAAAATCCGTGGTAAGACCGATTTTATAGTATATACCAAGGTCATCAACAATTTTTGCAAAGACACGTTTGAGCTGATGTTGCTTTGCAAAAAAAATGAAAAGACTTTGATTTTAAAATGAAAAAGAAATAGCGGGATTTCCGCTCAATTTGAGAAACAAAAAAGGCGTTTTAGAAGTGTTTAAATACCTCTAAAACGCCTTTTTTTGTTTCCCGCTTATTGTTTAGTTTTTCGGTTTCCGTGCTGTTCTAAGATTAGGTCTTTGCCCGTTTTGCGCTGCCGAGAAGGCACTCGTTCCAGAAGATCACTTACATCACAGTCGAGAGCTTCGCAAATGCGATCCATGTGCTCGTAACTGATGCGCTCCGCCAGTTCGTTATAGTAGGCGGAAATGGTCGACGGACGGATGCCTGTTTCTCGTGCAAGTCGCGCCTGTGTCCAGCGTCGTTCACCTAACAAGCGGGAGAGATGATTTTTTATCACCTTATCGCCCCTGCGACCATTCTAAAATAATCCTTAGTGGGGCGTCTTCATTTTGGTAGGATATAACGCTTTCCGTTACAATTCATAGTTGCGAACAAGGACTTCTTTGTAGCCGTCCACACTTTGCGCAGACAGCGTATTACGCCGCGAAACAGGCTCAATAATGCAGTCGGCATACAACTCCCGCACCTGTGGGCAATCATTGTAGGACAGCAGGAAGCGGCCCTTGATGCTGTGAAGCACGTCGGCCAGCCGTTTGTGGTCGCTTTCTTGAAAGCGGGCGCGGTAGTATTTTTCGGTTTCAAAATATGGCGGATCGCAATAAAACAGCGCGTTTTCCCGGTCATAGGTTTTAATCAGATGCTCAAAGTCAAGGTTTTCAATTATGACCCGGCGAAGCCGTTCCTGCACTGCAGGGAACGATGCAGAAATGTTGCAGACGCCTTTCGGAGCAGTTGCAAATGTGTGGCGGTCTGTTCCAAAGCTGGCCTTAATAAGGTATAGGCTGCGTGCCGCTCGCTGTATGTCAGTCAACCCGCGCACCTGCTCCTGTGCCAGACAGTCAAAGAACACTTCCCGCGCATCTGGGAGCATATCAAGTTCATGCTGCAGGGCGTCCGGGTGGTACTTGATGCAGCGATAAATGTTGACAAGTTCTGCGTCATAGTCATTGAACACTTCCATAACCTTGCTGCTCGGCTCTCGCCCAAACAGCACCCAGCCTGCGCCGCCGAACACCTCAATATAGCGTCCGATGTCCGCAGGCATACGCTGCAGAATCTCATTGCGCAGGGCACGCTTGCCGCCAATCCATCCGATAAAACTATTCATGCAAATCATCCTTTCTGGGGCGAAAAGGTGATTTTATGGGGGGAAACTACGACTTTTTTTCATTCTGCGTTCCAAAATAGAACGCAACGACCATTGTTGCGATGGTGAGAAACTTGTCCGGCTCGACGCTTCCGTTGAGAGACAGCACGGCCAGCACAACGATAATAACCAGCGTGACGATGGTTTTCACCTTCAACAGCGCAGTGAGGGCTTCCAAAAGTTGCTTCATAAAAGGCCTCCTTTATGCCCAGTGACTCGTGTAGAGTTTCGCGTCAGTCAGCTTGCGTTCCTTGCAAACCGCCAGCACAGCGTCTGCAACAGCCTGCGCCACGCTGCGGATGCAGATGATCTGCAAGTGATTCTCAGCATTAGTGTAGCTGTCTGCCGTCGTGCCGTGTTCCTTGCAGACCGCAACAACTGCGGCGGCATCGCCACTGCTGACAGGGCCAACAGTGATGTTCTGCAAAAGAGAAGTGACAGCTTTTTCGCTGTTGGCAGGGATTTCTGCAGGCTTGTCCGCTGCCGGAGCAGCGCCATAGATGCCTGCCTTGTTGGGGATAGCTGCATAGGCCGTAGGGTCAAGCCCCTTGCCGCTGGCCGTGGCTCGCACTTCAAAATGACAGTGCGGGTGCGTGCCCTCTGCATTGCCTGTCTCGCCCATGATGGCAAGCTGCTGGCCGCTGATGACGCGATCACCGACATCGACAAGCAAGCGGGAGCAATGGCAGAAGTACATGAAATTGACCGCATCGGGGGTCTGGTCGGCATCAAGCTGGACACAAACATAATACCCCCACTCCCACGTTCTGTCGGAATGGTCGGTCACGATACGCGCCCGCGTCACACGGCCTTTGATGGGCTTCTGCGTGCCGTCGGGCATCTCATAGTACGGCATGAGGATAATGTCGCTGTCGACGCCCACGATGTCCATGCCGCCGTGCCATGTCTTTCCGCCGCCGCGTGTCATGCCGTAGCAGCCATAGCTGTACTTGATCTGCACGCGGCCATCAAAAATGCTTTTTCCCATAGAGTGTACCTCATTTTTGTGCAAAGAAAAGAGCACCCCTTGCAGGGTGCTCGCGGATACATGATTTACAGCAAAGCCGCCGTTTTTTCCCGCCAGACGGCAGGAACTTGTTCCAGCGTCGTGCGGCCCATGCGGATTTGTGTCGCGTAAAATTTAGCCATTGTATACCACCTCCGCCAAATCATAAACGGCTGCCTCAAGGGCATCCAGACGGTCAGAGGCAGTCACAGGCTCAGCCTCGCGCGGCGGCTGATAGTCCCACCACGAATCGAAGTCCGCCGTGACTTCTTCCTCGGTGACTGCGGACGCAACGCGAATCTGGCGCTCATCGCAGTTCCAGACCGTCTGCTTGTTGCCCTCTTCGTCGGTGATTTTCTCGGACGCAATATCCTTGCGCAGGATAATGTCCGTCGCGCCATTCAGTGCGAACACCTGCACGGCAGCGGGCTTTTTAACATACTGCTCCATGCGTTTGCTCCTTTAACAGTAACTGTTTACTATGCCACGATACAGAACGTTTCGCAGCGCGGATAATTTTATAGACGTTGTACTTCTGGCAAAAGCCACGGCTGTCGCTGTGCTTGATTTCGCCCCACTGACTCATAATGCGCTGTGCTCTCCACCACGGCACATGCCCCAAAGCATCCAGATCGCGCTGGGCACGCAGGATTGCCCGCCGCAGTTTGACAAAGTTGCGGCCTCGGATGATGGTATAAGTGCGGCGTACCACATAGCCCATCATATCAAGACCCGGCGTGCGCTGATGGCTGCCAGCCTTGCGGCGCTTGTTCTGTTGGCGCTCGGCATCAAAGGACGCAAAGTGGATAATATCCCACGCACTCTTGATTGTCAGCCCCAGCGTCTCCTTTGCCCATCTGGTGGTGTCCTTCATCACTTTTGTAAGGTTGGATATGCGCCCATACACAGTGATGTCGTCGGCATAGCAGCAGATGGCAAGGATCATCTTGAACGACTTTCCACGCCGCACCTTGCGATGGGAGAGGATGTACCGCAGCACATAACTCATAACATAATTGAACAGCCAGCAAGGCAGATACCCGCCAATTAGCAGAACGCCGTCCGGGTAGTTTGCCATGACGGCCTCCACAAGCCACAGCAAGGGCTTATTCTTTCCGATGTCGCGGCGCAGAAGATTCATAACGCATTCGACTGTCGTGGAAGGATAAGCCTTTTTAACGTCGCATTTTGCGGCATCGGTCTTGTTATGGAGCATCCGGCGAAGGATGCGTTCGTTCTGCCGCTTCCCGGCAATCTGTCCTTTTCCGGGCAGACTTCCATACTGGATCGGCAGCAGCTTTGCGCGGAAGAGCGGGTCGAGCGCTCCCTTTGCAATATATTCAAAAATCTGCTGCCACGGACTTTCCTCGCAGATGTTGCGCAGCTTCCCGTTTTCCCGCAGTTGGAACTGACGCACAGGCTCAAACGAAACGCTGCGCACCAGAATGTCGGCATGAGCCTGCTCGGCCACGGCGTCAATGGCCGTTAGGCTTTTGTTGCAAGTACAATTTCGGATTTCTTCACGCAGTTCAGCCCGCGTGATTTTCCCGGTAGACACTAATAAATTTTGAAATCTTCTCTTTGACCGCTTGCCAGTAAAGCACAGATGCACCTGCTCCTTGATAAAATCAAGGCTCTCGATGTTGATCTCCGCTGGCTTGCAGTACGTTTTCACCAGTAAATCCTCCTTTGATTTGTGTCGTCGGCGGCGTCCGCTCTCGCTACTAGCCCCCGCTGGTTTCAAACACAATTTTCCCGATATGGGCGGATTATACGGTGCAGTATATAATGTATGGTGTAATCGACAAATCAGCCACGCCAGCCGAGCCATTCCAATTCCTATTGCCCGTTGTATTGTTAGAATTAGCCGCCGCGAGCGAGGCATTGCCATTGTTATTAAGGTTGCAGCAACGCCACGAGGCCCGCACGCCGCGCCACCCACTACAAAGGGGCGCGAGGAACTCAGAACGAAAAAGCTAACGGAAACACCGCATAACCCAAAAGCATTATAACAAGAAAACCAGAAAATCAAAAGAGGAAATACAAAAAAATAAAAATCGTGCGACCCGGCTACGCCGGGTTAATAAAGGGGCTGCGCCCCTCTTGCCTCGTCGAGCCGAGGCAATTCACCCTGCGTCACCCAGCCAAATCAGCCACG